AAGCATTTAGGTGTTGACACCATAAGCGAGAGCCTCTAGTATTTCAACCATGCGCGAACGGATTCACCGAAGGCGCAGGAAGGAGAGAAAAATGGAAGAGTTCGTAATCACCAACGAAGCAGACGGCTTGGCGCTCTTCGTGTTCAAGCCCAAGAACCCCAAGTTCGCATGGGGTACCAAGTTTGTTGATACCGACGCCAACGAAGTTATCAACGTGCGCCTGTTCAACGACTACACCAAGGCGGTCGCATACGCCAACGACATCATGAACGTGGGGGCGTAAGCGATGGCCATTCAACTGAAACGCTCCTCCGCCATCGGGCGCTCGGGAGTCAAACTGCTGGTCTACGGCGCCGCTGGCGCGGGAAAAACGTCGCTGATCCCGACGCTTCCGAAGCCGATCGTGCTCAGCGCCGAAGGCGGCCTACTCTCGATCTCCGACGCAGACGTCCCGTTCATCGAGATCAAGACCATCGCTGACCTGCACGAAGCCTACGACTGGCTCGTCGGCTCTGCCGAGGCGATGGAGTTCGAGTCGGTCGCGCTCGACAGCATCAGCGAGATTGCCGAGGTCGTCTTGAACGCCGAGAAGAAGGCAACGAAAGACCCGCGCCAGGCATACGGCGCGATGCAGGAGCAGATGGCGGATCTCATTCGCGCCTTCCGTGACCTGCCCGGGCGGCACGTCTACATGAGCGCCAAGCTCGACAAGAGCCAGGACGAGATGGGAAAGATGCTCTACGCCCCATCAATGCCAGGCAACAAGACGGGCCAGCAGTTGCCGTACTTCTTCGATGAGGTCTTGGCCCTGCGCGTCGAGCGTGATGCCGACGGCAACGCCTACCGCGCGTTGCTCTGCGACGGTGACGGCTCGTGGCTGGCGAAGGATCGCTCGGGCAAGCTCGACCAATGGGAAGCGCCCGACCTCGGCGAGATCATCAAGAAGATCATGGGAGGTGCGTAATGAGCATTTTTGCAAACTACAGCGTCGACGACCTCGCCGCCGACTGGCTTGAGGCGAAGCAGACTGAACGCGCGGCGGTGGAGCATCGGCGCGACATCGAGGACGAGCTGATCCGCCGCCTTGAGATCGCATCGGATCTCGACGGCACCGAGCGTCGAGATCTTGAGCGCCACGCTCTTAAGATCGTCGGGCGTATAGACCGTAAGGTTGACGCCGAGATGGCGCAGGAGCTGGCGGCGGAGCATGGCATCGGGGAGTACCTCTCAACCCTGTTCCGGTGGAAGCCCGAGATCATCCTGCGCGCCTGGAGCGCAGCACCGGAGAACGTAACCAACGCGCTTGCACGCGCAATTACCGCGAAGCCGGGACGCCCGAGCTTCAGTATCGAGGAGAAGTGAAATGGCAAGACTAGACATCGGATTTACCGCAGACGAACTTCCGGAAAGCCGCGGTGATTATGAACCGCTGCCCGAGGGTTGGTATTCGGCCGACATCGGCGACGCTGAGATCCGCGTGACGAAGGACGGCACCGGGCAATACATCCGCTGCCGCTACAACATCACCGGACCGACGAAAGCCGGGCGCGTCGTGTTTGGCAACCTCAACATCATGAACAAGTCGCAGAAGGCGGAGGAGATCGGCCGCCAGCAGCTCGGCGAGCTGATGCGATCCATCGGTCTCGGACGCATCGAGGATACCGACCAGCTCATTGGCTGCCCACTCCAAATCAAGCTCTCTATCCGCCCCGCAGAGAACGGCTACGCCGCGCAGAACGAGGTCCGCGGGTTCCGTGCGCCCGAGGGTGCAGCGCGCGCTACGGCGGCTCCTGCGGCGTCTGGCGCCCCGTCTGGCAAGGCTGCGCCGCCCTGGGCTCGCAAGTAACGCCACAGAGCCCGCGCCGTGCGCGTGGGCTCTCCACTGGAGAGAACCATGGCTAAGATCCCACCGCCCACGAATACCATCGCGTCGCTCATCGACGCCGCCCACGAGAAGCTGCGCGAGGATAACGACGCGCCCCGCGAGCACCTCGGCTGCTCGATGGCGGGCCATCCCTGCGACCGCTGGTTATGGCTGTCCTTCCGCTGGGCGATTAAGCAGAAGTTCTCCGGTCGAACCCTGCGCATCTTCCGACGCGGGCAAGACGAGGAAGTGACGTTCGTGCGCGACCTGCGCATGATTGGCGTCGATATCCACGAGACGGGCATACGTCAGCGCCGCATCAGCTTCGGCTGGCACACGGGCGGCAGCATCGACGGGATCATCGAAGGCGGCGTGCCAGGCGCAGAGAACACGCGGCACATTGCCGAGTTCAAGACGATGAACACGAAAAACTTCGCCAAGCTCTCGAAGGAGGGCGTCGAGAAGGCGCAGCCTACTCACTTCGTCCAGATGCAGCTCTACATGATGGCGACGGGCATCAACCGCGCGCTCTATGTGGTCGTGAACAAGGACGACGACAGTCTCTACAGCGAGCGCGTGCGCTTTGACGCTGACGTGGCGGAGAAGTACCGCGACCGCATGATTCGCATCGCCCAAACGGAGCGGATGCCGCCGCCCGTCAGCACCGATCCAAGCTGGTTCCAGTGCAAGTTCTGCCCTGCGTACGAGTTCTGCCATGACTACCAGCTCACGAAGCAGACGAACTGCCGCACCTGCGCTCACGCCACGCCGCGGGAGAGTGATTGGCATTGCGCCCGCTGGGACGATGCCATCCCCGTCGAGGCGCAGCGCACCGGTTGCAGCTCGCACGTCCTGCATCCCGACCTGGTGCCGTGGAAGATGAAGGAGGCCGACAGCGAATGGGAGGCGATCTATCTCATCGACGGCACCGAAGTGCGCAACGGCGAGACCGGCTACAGCAGCGCGGAGATCATCGCGAATCCGCTGCTCTGCTCGATGAATGATCCGTTCGTTGATGGTCTGCGCCAGGAGTTCGGCGGGGAGGTTGTGGGGTGAATCTCAGACCTTACCAACGCTCCGCTATCGAGATGCTCTACGCCTGGTTCGAGCGTCACGAGACGGGAAACCCCTGCGTCGTGATGCCGACAGGCTCGGGCAAAAGCGTGGTGATTGCCGAGCTATGCCGCGATGCGCTCCAGAAATGGCCCGAGACGCGCGTATTGATGCTGACGCACCAGAAGGAGCTGATTGAGCAGAACGCGGAGAAGCTGCGCACGCTCTGGCCGGATGCGCCGCTCGGCATCTATAGCGCCAGCATCGGGAGGCGGCATCTCGACCAGATCACGTTTGCGGGTATTCAGTCGGTGCGCAGTCGGGCGAAGGACATCGGGCATGTCGACCTCGCCATCATCGACGAGTGCCACCTTGTGTCGCACGCCAACGTCGGCAGCTATCGGCGCCTGCTCGATGACTTGCTGACCATCAACCCCGCCCTGCGCGTGATTGGCCTTACCGCCACGCCGTACCGTCTCGGGCACGGCTTGATTACAGACGCGCCCGCCCTCTTCGACGACCTCATCGAGCCGACAGACGTGCGCGAGCTGATAAAGGCGGGGTATCTTGCGCCGCTGAAGTCGAAGCACACGGAGCTGACGTATGACACCGCGGGCATCCACAAGCGCGGCGGCGACTTCATCGAGTCGGAGCTGTCGGAGCGTGTGAATACCACGGTGCAGAACGTGAGCGTCGTCGAGGAGATCATCCTCCGCGGGCGTGAGCGTAAGACCTGGCTCATCTTCTGCGCGGGCGTCGATCATGCCTACGCTGTAGCCGAACAGATACGCGCTTGCGGTATCAATTGCGATACAGTCACCGGCGATACAGCGAAGGCGGATCGCGAGCGGATGCTCGAGGAGTTCAAGGCGGGACGCCTGCGAGCGCTTACTAACGCGAACTGCTTGACCACGGGCGTTGACGTGCCCGGCATTGATCTTGTCGCCATGCTGCGCCCGACCGCCTCGCCTGGGCTCTACGTTCAGATGGCTGGTCGAGGGTTGCGCATTGCGCCAGGCAAGACCGACTGTCTCATTCTCGACTTCGCGGGCGTCGTTGCCATGCATGGCCCGCTAACGGACGTTCAGATGCCGCAGCCTGGCAAGCCGACGGGCGAGGCGCCTGTGAAGGCGTGCCCCGAATGCGCAGAGCTTATCCATCTGTCTTACACCATCTGCCCTGAGTGCGGCTACGAGTTCCCCCAGCGCGATCGCACACGCTGGCTCAAGCTGCACGCGGACGACATTCTCGGCACGTCCGAGCGGCGCATGGATGTCGCGCGCTGGATCTGGCGCCGGCACGTCTCGAGGGCGTCGGGCGCCGCGATGCTGCGCGTGACGTACTATGCGCGCGCGATCTCTGACGAGCCGTTGACGGAGTATTACCCCGTCATGCACGACGGCTATGCCGGGCGTAAGGCGCGGGAGGAGTTGGCGCGTATCTTATGGCAGACAAAGCCGGAGTCTATGCACCTAGACTCGTTTGACCTTGACGTTATCAGCCGTGCGCTGAATGATGCGCGACCGCCGCGGCGCCTGTTCTACAAGCGCAACGGTAAGTTTGATCGAGTCCACCGGAGGGAATGGTGAAGTTTGAAATACTCCACGACCTGGTTGTTGACTGGGCGGCTCAACGCCGCATCATTCCGAACTCGACACCGCTGGCCCAGGCGAGCAAAACCATTGAGGAGGTCGCCGAGCTGGTATCGGCGATCAATCGCCAGAGCCGCGCCGAGATGGCTGACGCTTACGGCGACATCCTCGTGACGCTTATCATTGGCTCGAAGTGCGCGGGATTCGACTTGCTGGAGTGCCTGAGCAATGCCTACGACGAAATCAAGGATCGTACGGGCCACCTTCGATCTGACGGAGTGTTCGTCAAAGATGCGCCATAAGGAGCCCGAGTTCGTCGCGCGATACCGCGACCGCCCAAAACCTCCCCGTTGCTGCCATACTTGCGATAACTATCTCGAGTCCGGCACATGCGCAGAGTTCGATTCAAAACCGCCAGAGGATTTCGCAGCGACGGTGGACGCGTGTCCCGCGTGGCGCCAGCAGATCCCGTTCTGAAGGTTAAATCCGAACACCTCGAGCAGGCTGAGTTCGTCTCTTGGTTCCGCAAAACCTTCCCAGAAGTGCGGATCTTCGCCATTCCCAACGGTGAGTCCCGCTCCATCTCCGCCGCCTCGCGCCTGAAGGTTGAAGGCGTGAGCGCCGGCGTCCCTGACCTCTTCGTCCCCGAATGGCTACTCTGGATCGAGATGAAACGCTCTCAAGGAGGGCGCGTTTCGCGTGAACAAAAGT